AAACTGTTTTCAAAGCAGTGGACGAGTTTGTTTCTAAATACAATGTTCTGCCGTCAAAAGATGAGATTATTGTTTCTTTACGAACGAACAATAAACTTTCAGAAGATTCTGTAACACAAGCGGAGTGCGTCCTTGCTGAGGTTGCATCATCGAGAATTAAGGAGCCAAGCCAGGCATGGTTAGTCGAACACGCCGAAGCCTGGATTAAAGAACGAAGTGTTTATAATTCTGTTCTAAAATGTATTGAAATTATTAACGACGAAGAACAAAGCCGAGATCAACTTCCGGATATTCTAAAAGATGCATTATCAGTATCTTTTAATAAATCGGTTGGGCAGTCATTAACTGACGTTGAAGAACGGTTTGAGAAGTTGCATGCGGAATCGGTTCGAATTCCGTTTGATATCGACATGCTCAATACCATTACCGGTGGTGGATTGCCTAAGAAAACATTGACGTTGCTAATAGCGGGTTGTGTTCATCCAGATACTAAAGTTAAGATTAGAACTCGACAAAAGTCTACGCAACATTGGCACGAGTTGAACTCAACGGTTGGTAGAATTCAACAGTTGATGAATAATTCCGATGTTGAAATTGACTCGCCCGATGGATGGGTTCCGATTGCGGAATATGTTGATAAGGGGATATGGGACGAATATATCCTCCAAATAGACGGTCACTTGATTAGGTGTAATGAGAATCATTTATTCGAAACTGTATCTGGGTGGTTTTCTGCAAAAGAACTGCTTGATCTTGACGCGAATAATATTCCCCATCTAAATATTCTAACAAAATCTGGATATCGAACGGAATACGTAATACAAAAGACGGGGAATCGAATTCCAATTGTTGACGTTGTAATTGACCATCCTAATCATAGATACTGGACAGAAAATGTTAGCTCACATAATACCAATGCTGGCAAAAGCATGGTAAAATGTAGCCTCGCATCGTCTTATATCAAGTCTGGGAAAAATGTTCTTTATATCACACTAGAGATGGCTGAAGAACGCATCCTCGAACGTATTGACGCAAATCTTTTGCAAACGAATCTTGGCGAGCTTGAGAAGTGGTCAAAGGAAAAATATGTTCAACGAATGTCCGAGGTTCTGCCAACAATAACTGGAAAGATGGTGGTTAAAGAATATCCAACTGCTGGCGCAAATGTTGCACATTTTCGAGCACTTCTAAATGACCTTCAATTGAAACAAGAATTTGTTCCAGATATTATAATGGTTGATTATGTTAATATTATGTCGTCTGTTCGATATAAAGCAGGGAATAATGTTAATAGTTATAGTATGGTAAAATCGATTGCAGAAGAATTGCGTGGGTTGGCAATTGAATTTAATGTTCCGATTATAAGTAGTACACAGTTCTCCAGATCTGGTAACAATAATTCCGATTCGGAAATCACCGAAATCTCAGATTCGTTCGGAACAGCAATGATTGCAGATGCAATATTTGCTATCATTAGAACCGAAGCACTTGATGAACAGAACATGATTATGTTTAAGCAGTTGAAGAATCGGTTTTCCGATCCAGTGATGAACAAGAGATTCGTTGTCGGAGTTGATCGGGCAAAGATGCTTCTCTACAACGTCGATCAACCTGCTAACGGTAGAATACTCGAGAAGGGAAGTCCAGACGAAAAAGAAGAAAAAAGTGGCCCAAGTGGATTTAGCACATTGAAAAAGAAGAAAGATTTCTCATCAATTGAGGTGTAAAACCTCGCATAAGTAGGTATGAGGACTTGACAATTCCTCAAGTTTAAGTTACAATTTAAATTCGAAAACAAAAAGGAAACTCGAATGCTACAATCAACGAAATGTGATCCAGTTCTTGGATTGAAGGTTCTTCAACATTTAAAATCTTTGCACCTCGAAAGTGCGGTAGATGAAGCAATGTTAAATGTTCCAGACGATGAAAAAATTGAGAAAATTCAACAGAATGTTTTGGAAATGTTGACGACTATTGGTATGGATATGACAAACCCATCCCATGTTGACACTCCAAAACGAGTTGCGAAGATGTTAGTTAAAGAAACAATGTGGGGTCTGAAACCCGAAAATTTCCCCAAGTGTACTGGGTTTCCAAATGACCACCATTATGATGAGATTGTTATCGAGCATAATATTCCAGTGAAAAGTAGCTGCTCTCATCATATTGTTCCGATTGTTGGAACATGCACAATTGCTTATAAGCCCAAGAATATTGCATTGGGACTATCTAAACTCCCACGAATTGTTGAATATTTTTCTCGCCGCCCGACACTCCAAGAACTTCAGACCCAACAGATTGGTGAAACAGTAAAATTTATTTGTGAGACAGACGATGTCGCCGTTGTAATGGAATGTGAACATTTTTGCGTTTCATGGAGAGGTGTTGAGTCAACTGGAGCAACAACATCGACAAGTTTCTTGTCGGGTGCGTTTAGAGATAATCCAAGTGCTCGACAAGAATTTCTTTCTTTAGCAAGGCAAAAATAATGGTTGATGTTGATCGGTTCCACTACATTATGTCTGGAGTTGGATATCCAAAACTCTTGATGAATTCGTCTTATACAGAAGAGAATACCGAGTTCCTTCGCAATTTATTCAAAAAGGTAAAGGCAAAAGGATATTCTCTTGGAATGTTATATAACGCATTTACGGAAAAATCGGGAGGAGATGTACTGAACAAATATCTACGAGATGTAATTTGTGATATTCATGCTGATTCTGGCGGTCTTCAAATTATCACTCGTGGGTCGAAGATTGACTCTGGCATCAAGCGAAAAATATATGAGTCTCAAGCAAAGAACTCAACAATTGCGATGTCGTTTGACGAGATTCCTCTTTATACCCCAACTGCTTCCTCAAAGATTGGTAGCACTGGTGACAGATTCTTCGATAAGGATATTTTCGTAAAGTGTGCGAAGGATTCGGCAGCTAATCTGAAAGAGCAAATCGACGCCTTTAGAGAATTCGGAACAGTTAGCAAACCATTGATGATTGTTCAGGGAAATGATGTCGACACTTTTTTACAATGGGCGGATATTATTCTGAACGAACTTCCCCCAGATTATCATGACTACTTAGGTGGAATTTCTCTTGGTTCAACCTCACTTGGAAATGGAGAATATGAATCCTTTGTTCGAACATTCGCTAGTTTCCAAATACTTCGAAAATATAATCTAAAAAACAAACAGATTCACCTTTTGGGTGTTGGATCAATGCGTCGGCTCGTACCAAACTTGGTATGCTTTAGAGATGGTAGAAATTCAGATGTTATTTTAAGTTTCGATTCGACATCTCATACAAGTGGAATCACAAAAGGTTGTTTTTATGTTGCGGACGGTCCAGACCAAAATCAATTTTCATTTGGACGGCATTATGACCAAGTAGCATATGAAAAAATATTCAACAAAATCAAAGAGATAGACCAGTTGGATGGAGTCCATAGCCCAAAGCACCTACACAATGTAATCAACAGCAGCAACGAAAAACATATTGCTGCTGGAAAAGATAAGAATGAGATTGTTAGAGTATGGACGGCATTTGCTGTTACATCGAGTTTGGCATTGTTGGAAGCTATAAAAACATTCTTGTCTGCTCCAAGACTTGAGGATGTTGTTGACATGAAAAAGTTTTCGATGTATCGTTCGTTTCAAGATGTAGATACAAAAACAGATTTTGACGAATGGTCGAACATTTTTAAATCGTCAATGAAATCAGTTGCAGTGAAAGAAAAGCAAGTCGACATCAGTAGTTTCTTTTGAGCTTGGTCAACTACCGCTTCCTAAAGGACGCGGCTTGCCCACTCCCATGACCAACCAACACATTAGCATTGGATCTCTCGATTTTAATGGTCATTTTCTGTAGGGCCGATGGGATTTCTAGTCCCAAGTCGCCTATTGCATGCGACTTTATTGCTTCTCCATAACAGTCGGATTGTCCGACATGAAGAATGTTCATAGCAGCATTTAAATCACGGTCATGATGAGTTCCACAGTTCGGACAAGTCCATTCTCTGGTGCCGAGGTCAAGTGTTTCAAGTTTATGACCACAAGAAGAGCAAGTCTTGCTACTTGGATACCAACGATCAATCCGATGATAAGTTTTACCAGCCCAAGATGATTTGTACTGGATCATCCCAGACAAGGTTGACCACGCCACTTCGTGGATTGCTCGACTCAACTTCCTGTTTTGTAACATATTTTTACTCGACAAGTCTTCAACGTAGATAGAATCGTAATTATCAACCAAGTATCTACTAACTAGATGATAATATTCGTTTCTTTGTCTTGTGCTCTTCGAATAAAGCCGTGCTACTTGGAGTCTTAAAGATTCGTGATTTTTGCTACCTTTAACGGTTCTCGCGAACTGTTTTTGCTTCAACTTCAATAATTGCTTGGTTCTCGCAATGTTCGGCAATTCATCTGGCCTCTTGAATTTTATACCACTTGAGGTAATTAACAAATCCTTGAGACCTAAATCGCAACCGACTTCCCGATAGGTCATCGGCCTTGATGTTACTTCTGTTTCTACTAAAATTGATGCATAATATCTTCCGTCAGGATTTCTTGAAACGGTCGCCGATTTAATTTTCGATCCTTCTGGAATTTCTCTGTGGATGGCTGCTTTGACTGACTTTAGTTTCGGAATATGCAGTGTTCCGTCTTCATTAACGTGAACGTAGTGAGTTCTATATGATTGGCGCGAATTCTTGTTCTTGAACTTCGGTGGAGATATCTTCGGACCTTTTCTCTTACCAGTAACCGACTTGAAGAAATTGTCGTATGCTTTTGTTAAGTCTTCAGCAGAAGATTGTAATGCAGCATTATCAACTTCATATAGCCATTCCTTTTCTTTCTTCAGTTTGGTAATGTCTTTATTGATGTCGAAATTGCTTAACCGAGGTTCTTTGTTTTTAAATCGAGTTTCCTGTATTTCAAGGTAATGGTTGAAAATCGCTCGTTTACAGCCAAAGGTTTTACTCAGAAGAACTTGTTGGTCTTCTGTTGGATAAATCCGATATTTGTACGAGATAAATTGTTTCATATTACGTATTTATATAATTGTTCAACTTTGACGAAATAATTTTGTCAAAGCACTTGACAAAATCATTCCACTAATATACACTATTAAAACAAGTTGAAAACCACGCCTTATATTTTTGGCCTAAAGACCAAGATTTTATGGCACTAACTGATATAATGAAGGAAATTGTATGAAAATCAGAGTCGCGATTGTTGGTGTTGGAAATTGTGCAAAAAGTTTAGTTGAGGGAGTCCAATATTACAATGAAAACCCGACCGATAAAGTCGGGTTGATGTATCATGATATTGGGGGTTATACTGCTCACGATATTGAATTCGTTTGTGGGTTTGATGTTGATATTCGAAAAGTTAACCGTCCACTAATCGAAGCACTTCGCGCTAAACCAAATTGTGCGATGGACCACGTTCGGCAGATTGTTGACACTGGACCGACTGCGTGTGTCGAAAAGGGAGCAATTGTCTACTCTGGACCTGAGCTCGACGGAGTTGCTCCCTATATGCTAGATTTCCCAGAAGATGTTTCATTTAGGACTGGAGCAATTCCAGCCGAGCCGTTCCAACGAATTGTCGATCTTTTAAAATATCATAAGGTCGACGTAGTAATTAACTACCTTCCAGTTGGTTCAGAAGAAGCAAGTCGGTTTTATATTGACGCCGCAATTCAAGCAAAATGCCATGTAGTAAATTGTATTCCGACACTAATTTCAACCGAAGAGACTATGGAATATGAACAGAAATTTATTGATGCTGGGCTAACAATTGTTGGGTCAGATATGCGGTCGGCATGGGGAGCATCGAGACTTTCCGAAGTTCTCCAAGGAGCAATGCTCGATTCTGGTCTTATAGTTTCTCAGCATATTCAACTTAATATGAGCGCGGGAAGCACACAGGGTCAGGAACATATTAGAACTGGTAGAACGGCAAATACCGATTTCTTAAATATGTCGAGCAAAGATAGGCTCCATAGTAAACACGTTTCAAAAGAAAACGTATTGAAGGGACAAAACTCGGTTCG